TTGTTGGAACACTGACTCTTCAGGGAGGAGATTCTTTTTCATCTCCTCTATGTTTTTAGCCAGTCCGTCTTTCAGCTTCAGTTTCCTTGAAAATTCTTTGATGGTGGTCGTCTCGACTCCTGTATCTTTGTCTTTCTTTTTAACAACTAATCTCTCTTTACTGGCGTTAACAATAGCACGGTTTACGACCGCCTCAGTGATCCCATACTTCTTGGGGTTCTTGGCTAGAGTGGCGAACAGGTTGACCGCTCCCGTAGCCATTGTTGTGGAGCTAAACATCTTCTCGATGGGAGCGGACGTGAGAGCCATCAGAATAGTTCCGTTGTTGCGCTTGGATATCTTGTTAAGGTTTTCCGCCATGTTCACGGCGGCGTCCTTGGTAGATGCCCAGAAATACCCTTGGTCACCGAACATGACTGGGTAGTAAACACCTCCCTTGCCGTCTACGACCTTATCGCCCTCGACCTCCAGTGTGCCTGCCATTGCGCCGTCAGGTTGGTGGAGCATGACGGCCATTCCCTCAAACTGATCGAGGGATTGCTGTATCTTAATGTATCCGTTCTTGATCTTCTCGTAAAACTTCCCGTCTTCTTTGACGTAGATGTGTTTGACTATGGGATCACTCGCACTGGCGATTTCTGGTGGGGTCTCGGCGGGGGTAGTAGCACCAGCCACCGGAGCAGAGTAAAGGTTACGGGTAGGTTTGAGTGGAGTAGGGTCTGATTGTTTTTCATCAATCAAACTCTTCATTGTTTCGTGAGCAGGAGGATCTACTTGTGGATCAACCTTTTCGTATCTCGCACCCTTAACCCAGATCGCGAAGTTTTGAAATGGGTTTGTGCTTGATGAATCAAGGTTACTGACCATGACCATCTCATCAGCACCAACAAATTTACTCTGTGTGTCGAAGACAGGCTTACCTGCGGTGTCTGTAGACACACGATACATATAGTTGCCCATTGCAGGATTGTATGACAGGGCATCCCACCCTTCCTTCATATCCGAAACATCAATATCTTCATTAGCAGATACTAGTTCCCCTGTCGGCCCACCGATTACATTCTTCGGACCCTGTGCATACACAACAGTTCCTTCAGGTATCAGAGAGTTAGGTGCTTTGTTTTTAAGTTGAGGGTTGGTCAACTTGAGGTCAGTCATGTTGATTGCTGAAGTTACTCCAGTTCTCTTTGCGGCAGTATTGATTGAGTCCAACACATCTATGAGTTTCATGTCACTTGTTAGCTCATACTTGCTGGCACTTCCTTTAGATAAGAAGTTCCTGTAGACAGTTTTGTTGAGGTTTGGGATACCTGCATTCTCCATGCGGACGTTGAATGCATTATACTTCGCACCACCGATCTCTAACGAGAAGGGCATTACACCCAAAGGATACTTCTCTAAGTCTGCTTGAGACTCTCTGCTTTTTCTGCCCAGCGTTATGTTGGTGTGAGAGAGTGTTACCTTAACATTCTTGTTTGGATTCTTCGCATCATCAAGAATCTGTTTAGGTAACCCAGCAGAGCCTCCAACGGATTCGCCGTTCACTAATTTACCTACTGCACTGTGGTCAGAAGGGATAGCCCCAGCGTTTGAACCCCACCCAGATTGTAGTTTAGGTGGGGGTGGGAAATCCACCTCCGCCATATACTCAGCGTCTTCTACCGGAGCAGACGCTAAACCAACGAAGTCCTGATTCACGGTCCCGAACATCCTGAAAGCCTCCATCGGGTTTTCGGGATTGAACGCCATCTTCGTGGGCTGGCGGACGAAACCGACCTCGATAGCTCGCATCTCAATAATCAACTTATTGAGGGCGACATCTGCTGCGGGTCCGATCTTTTTACGGTTGGCGACCCATCGGTTGATGATCCCCCTAAAGTAACGATTCAGAATCCTAAGTAAGGAAGGCTTTGATTTCCAGAATTGGGTGTCGTCCTCAGTAGTGAAACCCCGTGTGACCTTCTGAAGGTGCATACGAAGTTTCTCTTCCGCCAACTGATACTTGGCGTCTGCGACCACTTGAGGGTCAGATGACTGAAGTCTCGCCAGCATGGTCGCGAGTCCACCTTCGTTTCCGACATAGTATTCTTTAGCGATGTCCACGAAGTCTGAGTCAGAAAGACTGTTGATGTAATTCTGAATCTCTTCGGCGGTCAAGGCGTTGAAGCTGGCGGTATGGGTCAGCTCCTCATTGATTATAGAACCAGCGATTGCGCGTCCGGCGATGTCACTAACGTCGCCTGTCTGCCTCAACATAACAGGCAGGTTGATGAAGATCGCTGAAGAATCAGAGGAAACAAAGGCAGCACTGCCGCCAGACTCAGTAGTGAGTTTTATGTCCATACCCACCGGAACCAGACCCCTGATGTAATTGTATAGTTCTCTTACTTTAGGTCGATCTGCCTCTGGAACACCTTCAAGGAATCTCTCAGCATCTTCCACGTCTTTCTGACGCTTCGCTTCAAGACGTGCCTGCTCTGTCTCGCGCTGCATCTCGCGCAACGCCTCTGCCCTCTCCATCCGAGACTCTGTTTGGGCAACTGGTGAACTGGATAACGTCACTGCATTACCGATCTGACCGCCCAAAGCTTTGGCGTTGGTGGTCGTTGTATTGCGGGTATTCCTACCCACGTCGATAACATCCCCAAGAGATTCTGCTATTTTCGAGGCGTCACCGCTACCTACATTAGGGAACAGCATGGCTAGGTTAGTCAGGAAGCGGGATAAAAATGAGGATCTGTTGGGGGCTGGTTTGAGATCCCTAACGTGCTTCTGCACTTCTTCCGATAACAAGAACTGAGCGGTGAACTCATTAAGATCGACAAGAGCGTTCTCAAGAGACGGGACGGGTCCGCTTTCTTTTTTCTGTTTCGCGTAAGCGGTTCTAGCATTACTAAGAACAGTAGACAGAGCGTTGATCCTTGTCTTAGTCCCCCTTACAGAGCCTCTTTGAGCCTCAGTGGATGAAATGGTATCAGAAATAAATGCGTGGACGTATTCCTCAAGTAGTGTGTTGACGAGACCTCGACCGTTTCCAGATGTTACGTTGATAAACACAGTGTGCGAGCCGTCGTTCCCCTTGATGTATTTGCCTGCGATGTCGGCGGTTGTTTCCCCCAACACAAACTTAACTCCTTTGATCAAATCAGTGTCACGCAGAAGCAGGTCAGCTACGACTTTGTGAGACGGGTTATCTGAATTTTTAGCGACCTCTTTAAGGGCTTTGATGACGCTGTCAGGGTTCCCACTCTCAAGACCTAGTCTCTCGATATCAGCCTCGTTCTCAGCCTTGATGGTCGCCCTCTCGGCGGCAGAGATGTTAGATCTCGATAGGTGGGTGCGGACTGCTTTAGTTAAAGCAATCATTGTGTTCCTCGCCTCGTCAATAGAGATCTGTGTTCCCACGGCGTCAGTGAACAGAGCTTGGTATGCGCTCACAGCATCAGAGTTCTCGTAGCTCGCACCGTCCGAGCGGGTTGCGAAGTTGACGAGAAGTAGCGCGTTCAGAAAATCTGTGCCGCTGTCAGAGAGTGCTTCATCCTCGATAGCATCCACAAGCTTATTAACAGACGGTCTGGTGTCGCCGTTTCCAGATGACATCCATGAAGTGAACAGCCCGAACACGTCTTCAGCCCTCGCGTTCTCAACCATGCCCTTCATCTCAGGAGTGGGGTCGTTCAAGACCTCGTCAAGAATAATCTTGTTGACCTCTCTGCGTAAGTCTGGGCTGGTATTCACCGCCCCAATCGCGGTGTCTATCGCTCCAGATACTGCGTCACTTATATCTTGTGGAGAAGCAAGTTCACCGTCAGGGTTACGCCCGAAGTTCGCGATCCACCCGCTTACTTTAGCGTTCCTGAACTCAGCAGGGGCTACGTCGAACGGGAGGGTGGAGACCGCTCTCTGTTCTCTAAGAGAGTTGGCGTCGTCCTGTTGCAACTTAAACCTATCGGTAGCTTTTCTAAGTAGCGTGTCGAAGGTAGTCGTCGCGTTGTTAGCGAAGTCGGGGTTGTTCTGGAGTTTCTGCTCCACAAACAATCCGAGAATCGTTTCGCTCGTAAGGTTGATGTTAGACTCTACTTTAACAAAAGGTAGAAGTTTTTGGGCTGCTTGCTCCACATTTTTAGATCCTGTCTGAGCCACCACTTCGTCTATAATTGTGGCAGGGTTAGAGAGTAACTTCTCGCGGAGACTGAACAACTGTGCGTTGAACAAGAATTCTTGCTTGGCCGACTCTAACGCAGCGGCGCGGAACTCAAGATCAAGCTCACCGCTGAGAGTTTCAAAGCGAGCTTGGACGGGGCGTGTCGTCTCGTCTCCGGTCTTCTCCAGCTCAAGGGCGAGTCTATTGATTCTATTTTTAATCTCAGTAGTGCTAGCGAAAAACTTTCCCTCTACGGGTCCGCCGTTTTCTGGGTCGAAGTCTGCGACGCCGTCTGGCAGGGTGGCTGGCTTGAACGGGATACTGGCTAAGGCAGCAGCTCTCGCGTTGTTCGGCTCAATCGAACTAACGTCCCTCGCGTTACCGAGCTTAGACTCTAGCAGGCGACCGTCGGCGGTAGGCCCGACCACGTCAGTAACCCTCCCGTCCTTGATTCGGATAGCGGGGTTGAGGTTTGCTCTATTGAAACTGCGGGGAACCTTAACGATTCTACCAGACTTCAAGATCTCGATAATGGAGATCGGGTCGTTATCGAATATGCCGTTACCACTATCATCAACAAAAAATTTAACGGGCTGTCTTACAGTCTTACCGGATACGGGATCGAAGTAAGTCCTTTTCGGTCGATCCTTATTATCAGGGTCAAGCTTCGCATTCTTTGGAGGAGCGAGCTTAGGGTAAGCGGTGTAGACCGCAGAAGCCACAAACTCTGACAGGGACTGCCGTGACGATTCAGACGGCATCGGCAAACCGTAGCTTACGTTGGGGTCGAGGTTAAGCGGGAAGCCGTGGCTGATCGCGAAGTCGATGAGCTTGTTAGCTTTCTCTTCTGCTTTAGGGCCACTGAAGGGAGGGTCATCAAACCTAAGTGTGCCGGACGACGGCCTTGAAGAATACCGCTTTGACTCAGACGGGTCGAAGCCACGGCTGTTGCTGTTGGTGGAACTTATGTTTGTTCTGGACTCACCTTGAAGGGAAACACCAACGGACTCTGCGTTAGTTTGTTCTTGGGTAAAGTCGATACTAGGACCGCCAGCGTAGTCCTTAATTTTTCTAGGGGATTTCCGACCGTAGTCAAAAGGAGTCTCGGCGGCTGGAACCGAAGGGTCTTCGATACCCTCAATTTTAAGAACCGTGGTATCCTCACTATTATTAAAGTTGATGTTCTGCTGGTTTCGGATGTTCTCGAAAGCGATCTCAACGTCAAGTGGGCTGGACTCGTTCAGGGACTGCAAGAACACCTCTGGATCTACCTGCTGGTCAGTAAGTGTAACATCAGGAGTAGTGGGTGACTGCGCGGCAACTCTAAGATTCTGTTCCTCCTCTGAGAGGGCCATGCTCTCCTGCTCAAGCTCTACTCTCCGTTGTGCGCGTACAGCGACTTCGGCTTCCCGCTCCTCCGCATTTTCAGGTAGGGTCGATTCGTCATCTAGTTTAGATACCTCTTGGGCGATCTCCTGACTTCTTTTAGCGTTCTCTTTTTTTAGTATCGTCTCCTCAGTAACAGTCGATGACATCTCTGAGGGGAGTGCTGGTGCTGGTTCAGGCGCAGCCGCTGCCGCACCACGACCCCTTGCACGGGTCATCATTATCTCACGAACCTGCGCGGCGGCGAGCGGACTACCTGTTCCTTCAAGCTCAGAAGAAACTTGTTCAGCGAAATCATTCATCATCCGAATACGCTGCTCTCGCTGATCCATCGGGGTCACACCTACGAATCTTGCACCGGCCTGAATAGCGGGAACACCCCCACCGAGAATACCGCCAACTTGTGCGGCGTGCCACACCTGCTTCATCCTCTCAAGCATCGGCGTGTCCTGATTAAGTGCCACGTCTTCAACGAATGAATTAACTAACTGATCGACACCTTCTTCAAAAGCTTCATCGACTACGTTCTTTACGATCTTCTTCCCAAGAGTAGCGGACCCATACTTCTTGATGGAGTCGTACATTACTTTTGTCATGGTTTTTTTGACGGTCTCATTAGTGATACCCCCCGTGTTACCCATTGCTTGGAAAAGCTTTTTAGATTCTCTAAAGGTCATGCCTTTAAGCAAGGCGTCCTCAACACCTCCGCGACCTATCAGACTGAAGCCAGAAGTGATCACACCTGTGATCGCGCCAGAGGTTAGGGCGAAGCCTAACGCCCTGTCGTGGGCTTCCTCTTCGGTGAGGTTAGGGTCTTTACGTAGCTGGTTGTAAAGTGAGCCGTAGCTCATCGCTCCGCTGCGTGTGGCTGCTGGGACGAAGGTCGCGACCCCCAAATTAAACTTACTGGAGGCTGCTTTGTTAAATGCTTCAATAGCTTCGATGGTTCCAGCGCGTCCTCCTGTCTCTACCGACTCCCTGATAAGATCTTTAGCGGCCTTCTCCGCCACTTCTTTATAACCTTCTTTCGAGCTAGCTCTAAGAACATTACTGGTAAGTGCTTTACCTAATCCCTTAGCGGTGAGCTGCGCTCCGCCTTTCGCGACACTTCTCACGGCCAAGTAACCCGCGCCAGCAGCACCGCCGGAAACTGAAGCTAAAGCAGCCGTAGCGGCTACGTCCACGATGAGAGGCGCAACGCTTTCGGTTACGTCTTGAAACAGGCCGTATTGCTCGCCAAAAATCTGCGCGACCTCGCGGCGGTCAGACTGTCTCTGAGACGCATTAGCGAGACCGTCTTTGGCCCAGTCCGCGCCCATAACAGCGGGAGCGATATACAGAAGGCTGGCGACAGAGTCCCAGACAGAGTAGGCGATCCCCTTAGCACTGTCCAAGTATTCATTGAAGTTCTCGTCCTTAGCGACGAACTCATCGAAGATGTCTAGGTCATCTCTTCCGGCCTGTCTGCCGGACACAAGAGCTTTCGCCCAGTCGTCACCGACGGCGGACTCAGACAGGAGCTTGCTGTAGCTCGCGAAGTTTTGTTTGAGAACCTGAACACGGTTATCGAGGAAAAGTTTTTTCTGCTGGGCAGTAAGTTCAGGATGAGCGGCAAGAGTATTAACCATGTCCTCTTCACGGGCAAAGACTGCGGGGTTCAGGACTGGGCCAAGAGCGGTCTTGTAAAGGTTCTTGCCTGCTTCAGACGGGTCTTGGTGTAGCTTAAACGCTCCGGTCCTAGCTCCCTCATTGACAACATGGGATTCGTAGGCGGCTCGGACATCATCGGGGCTGTAATTAGCTCCAGAACCGTTTAGCTTCTCGGTGATATACTCAATCGTATCGTCAAAGGATTGGCGGCTAGCGATATAAATCCTCTTTTTCTTGGCGTTGCTCTCCTCCGATTCAACGCCAGCAAATGTCAATAGATCGCTAATTCCTCGCGTGACGGTCCCACCCACAGAATCAAAAGCATTCTGATCCTTTCTGGCGAGCTGGCGAGTGTGTCCGGTAACGTGTTCCGCGACTGAGGCGTCCTGTTGGGCCAACTCAGCGATGCCTTCGGTGATCTCTGCGATCTGCTTGAATTTGTAAAGTTTAACGTCTAGACCAGCGACAGGAGACAGAAGCTTTTGAGCTACCAGACCGTCTTTGAACGAAACGCCTCCGATCTTGGAGGCTTTGATCGCCTGATTTACGGTCATGTTCTCGGCGGCGTCACCGACTAACAGTTCTCGCTCGCCAGTTTCATTAGTTACGTAAGCCAACGGAATCTGGTTACTCTCCACCAGATTTCTCTTAACCTCATCGAATCGGCGATTAACAACTTCTTCAGACTTTAGTTTAAGACCCGATACTTTATCTTGGTAAGGCTGGACAGTTCCACCAGCGGCGACGACTTTCTCACCTGCCTTATACTCAGTGAGGGTCATCCAGTCTTCGTCGTCACTGTTCAGTCCGGCGCGAACATACTCAAACTTTTCCTCAAACGATGGCTCCTTGGTGGCCGTAAGAGCTTGAATAGCTTCTTCGTCTACCACACCGAGGTCAGCTAACTTAGAATTCAGCGACCCACTAATCTCTCCCTCAACACTAGGAGTGTAAGCCCCCTGTTCAAGGTAGCCCTCACGGATGTAATCCGAATACTGGACGTAGCTCTGAGGGTCAGCTTCAGTTAATTGATTCTCCTCTGACCAAACAGAAAAGGGTTTAAGTTCGGGCGGTTCGGGAGCCTCTGTGATCAGAGACTTATCAAAGTCGGTAAGGGATAGATTCAAATCAGTCATAGCTGAAGAGGTTTGTGTTGTGTTGTTTGGTAGAGTTTAAGTATTGTTGAGAGTCTCTATTGTGCTTGCTTTTTTAGGCTGGCCGTATTGTCCGAGAATCCTGCGTTGTTCTAAGACTTTCGCATAGGTTGACTGGAAAAGATCTTTTAGACCTTCATTTTTTACGTCTTTTAAGGCTTCTCTGTTCACCTGAATACCGGACCTCGCCATGACATCAACATAAGTCTCTTTAAGTCTTATTTCGTCAGCAGCCTCAAAGTCAAAGCCAGCAGATACTTTATCGACAATCTGCTGAATGTCTCCGCCAGCCTTTGGTGCGGTCATATTTTCCCATTGATTCTGCGTGGACTTGGTAGTCATGCCCTTTAAGAGGCTTTCAAACTCTTTGTAGCGAGCGTCTACTTTTCCTATAGCCGCAGCCTCAGTCTCAGCCATCAATTTATCGTATGCCGCTTTCGTTTTTGTGTCCTTTGCGTCTTTAAACACATCGGATAGTTCGATGTATGCTTGCTCTGCGTCGTCAACTACAGGTCCGGCTGCTGCTCTTGTTTGTTCAGTAGCCCCCTGTTGAGCGAGCATAGTCATAATGCCAAACTTGCGGGACTCCTCTTTTTCTGCTTCGCGATCTTCTTTTTCTTGGCGAATGCGATCCACGTTAAGTGCGCTATTAGCAGAGGTGAAAAGCGTCCCGATAAGCGGGTTGTGTTGCATGGAAGGAGCATACTGCATCTGGAGACCGATCAAATCCTTGGTCGCGGTATACGAATCCTTTTCAGGATCATTCGTAATGGCGTCGAGCTGACTCATGAGGTCAGGCAGCTTTTCCATGAAATCTAGCTGGGACTTAGCCTTCTGTCGAGACTGCGCCAGACTGAACTTCTGCGTTTCATAGGCTAGGTCTTGCCTCTGCATCGACATAGCGTGCTGCTCCAGCTTCATGGTCTGCATCTGCATAGGCATCAGGACATCCTGACGATACTTCATCGCTTGATCGAAACCTCTTTCGCCAGCGAGCATTGGGAAATACTCCTGACGTAGGGGGGCGATGTCTTGGTTGTAGTCTATAGCCATTTCAGTAGTTACTTGTAAAATTTACGCCGTTCCAAACATATCTTGATTGTCACCAGCAACAGCTTTCAATTCTTTCATGTATTGTTCAAATGAACGCTTAGGTATTGAAGCTTGCTCGATCAAGTCTGTGTCTGAGGGCTTAGGTTTATAACTCGTTACAACCTCTTCACCGCGTGATCCAGATCCCGATTGTCCTAGCTTTGCGCCCGCACTACTAGCATAAGCCTTATCCTGCCTTTGGGCTTCTTTTCCAGCCAGAATTTTTTGGGACATCCTCTGCCTCCTCAATTCAGGTGTGTCGATGTTCGGCTCCCCCAGACGCATTATCTCTGCGGCTTCCGCCATCCGGCCTGCTTGTGCGGTATACCCTTTACGACGGAGCCTACGGGCCGCATTACGTAGCCTGCCACTCTCAGGACCGACTCGTCGTGCTGGTTGGTTCAACACTGAACCACTACCAAATTTGTAGTTGGGGTCGTTGCTCCTAATATCCATCGCCCTAAGTGCCGAACCATGTTCAGCCTCAAACAAGGCATTCTGGGCAGCTTCTTGTGGTGAAGAAGATTTTGGCGCAGTCGCAAAGTTTGAGGGCCGGATTCGGTTTTTATCCATGAACGAATTAAACTGCTCATCGGAAACACCAGCGGTGGTAGCTCGTTCGCGAGCCTGTTTAAGAAGATCACCCGTTAAGGCTCCCCGTCGAGACAAGTCTTCTAAGCCGGAGGCGATGCCCTGTCGGGTGGAGAGTTGTTGTTGTTGTTGTTCTCTTTCTTCATGCTCGCGATTTGTTTCGTCGATACTATCATCGACGGCTTGCATAAAATTATTAACATTTGAAGCTTTATATTCCTTACCCTCGATTTTTTCACCGAATTTCGCCAGACTACTCGTTCCCTCAGATGACGTAGGGGTAGGTGGCTCAACCGTAGAGGTGGGTGTCGAGGTGATACCAGAATCTTTAAAAGCCGCGTCGTATTGTGCCGCAGTTTCTTCGTCTATTCCTATATTGTCATTGGGTTGGCTAGCGTTCTTACTCGCCTGAACAGAATCGTTCGCTTTTTTAAGCGCGGCTGCTTTTTTAGCAGCGGCTGCTTTTTTGTCTTCATCTTTACTGGGCATGATTACGAGAGTGTTTGTAAGCCCAGTGTTGGGCGGTTTAATTTAGATTTTAGCTACAGGCTTCAATTTTTTCTTGCGGAGGTCAGATTTTACATCGGTCAATAGGCCAGCTCTTGAGATTTTCGACGGCCCTCCTGTAAGAGAGGTGGGTGCAAAGTAATCGGAACCTCCAACTGATGGAACGTCTTCCATACCAGCCCTTGAGATTTTCGACGGCCCGCCGCTGAGAGAGGTGGGTGCAAAGTAATCGGAGCCTCCAACTGATGGAACGTCTTCCATACCAGCCCTTGAGATTTTCGACGGCCCTCCTGTAAGAGAGGTGGGTGCGAAGTAATCGGAGCCTCCAACTGATGGAACGTCTTCCATACCAGCCCTTGAGATTTTCGACGGGCCGCCGCTGAGAGAGGTGGGTGCAAAGTAATCGGAACCTCCAACTGATGGAGCTGCTCCTGCCGCACCTGCGGTGTCCTCCATACCAGCCCTTGAGATTTTCGACGGCCCCCCACTAAGAGAGGTGGGCGCAAAGTAAGCGGAACTCCCAACTGCCGGAGCTGCTTCTGCTGGAGCTGCTTCTGCTGGAGCTGCTTCTGCTGTAGGGGCTGCTGGAGCGGCTGCTGGAGCGGCTTCTGCTGGAGCGGCGTTCTTCTTCGCCTGAACAGCATTGTTCGCTTTTTTAAGCTCTTTTTTTCTATCGGCCATGATTACCAAAGGTGCTTGCAGGCCCAGTGGCGTGCGGTTGTCTTATCTTTAGCGGTTTTACAGTTGTGTCTGGCCCTGAAATTAGCCCGACGCTTCGGGTTCTTGTGTTTGGTGAAATCGCTGTAATCACGATGTCCATACGATACTTTCTTGATTTTGTCGCCTTCCTTACCTAATACGACAAATTTTTTTTTCGACCCTTTTGGGGCGCGTTTAGGCTTATTAAAGCCAGCGAACGTCTCGCCGTGGTATTGGATACGGCCAGAAGGGAGCCGCTTGAATCGTTTATTCGCCACAGGCAAAAGATACAGGTTTTAGGATGAAGTGTCAATCTTCGGGATTCAGGCAAAAAAAACTTTTCTCCTAGCCCTTTAGTACCCCTCTATATATAAAGGAGTACTAAGAGCCTCAGAGAAAAGTTTTTTTTAGCTGATCAGACTGGTATCTGGATTATTGAGCGCACCGCTAAGACTTTTAATCGTAACCTGTTTCCTGAACCCCGCATCCTTCTCGTCTTTCGGTGGATCGATAGCCACTAACCCCATACGCTGGCGAGCGCAATCAAGAGCCAGAAACGCGGCATCTGCCAAGTCTGGACTGCGACCAAACCGTGCCTTGAACTCTGGTTTTGACTCGATCTTCACTCTCAGTGTGCCTGTTCCTTTAGTCATGTCGTAGTTTCTGGCGCACATTTCTTTGGCCAAGTCAGCCGCTACTCCGTAAATCTGGCGGGTCCGAAGCAGTTCCTTGCCCACGAACCATAGTTCAGAGACTCGATTCGTGTAGAGTTCGGCTCCGGTTAGCTGGCTGTTCATGCTGACACGCTTGTCGGAAGCCTTGCCACCAAAGGTAACGCGCATAAAGGAACTCTCCCACTCACCAGCCAGAACGTCGCAGAACGGCGCACCCGCTCCGGTTGAGTCGAGTGCCACGTTGTTAGCAGAGATATTTCTCCGTTTACAGTGGTCAATAATCTGATGGACGATCTGGTAGGTTCGGGGAACAGCTTTATTAGTGGCGTCATCGTTTAGGTGAATCGCTTCTCCTAACTTGCAGACGTATTGACCGTTTCGAGCGTATCCGACTTCAGCGGTATACATAATAGTCCGGTCGCCCCCGTTGGTGAAGGCCGGATCTATTCCGGCAACCACGGTTGGTTTATCCGCCCAATCGACATCGCCCATAGCCCCGCCCTTGATAAGCTCTGCCTCGGAGTAGATTCCGGTGGTCTCGTCGGAGTCGAAGAAGATGGCGCGGACCATCCGCATATATCCTCTGGAGTCAGAGCCTAACAATGCCCTGTCCTCCGCCAGCTTCTCAGCGGTCGGTAACCAAGGATACTTAACCTCTCCTAACGTAATGTTCGGACTCCGCTCACCGTCCAGCCGGAGGTAATGGCCGTTCCATTTCGTCTTCCACCTGTCAGCGGTCTGTGTGTCAACGGACTCCCAGCCCTTCTTAGGCTCTGACCAGACGCCGAAAGCGTCGAATCGGCTGTTCGGGTTGGACATACCGATCATCTGGAAGAATGGGTTCTTCGATAAGTTAGTCAGGCCAGCCTGCAAGATGCTCTCAGAAAGTTCTGAAAGCTCGTCGCCGATCATGATCACGCGCTTCTGCTTGATACCGATGAATTTTCCGATTGCCTCTCTCGTCTTAGATTTTTCCGCTGCGATAAGTGAAAGACCAGCTCTCTCGATAAGCGTGCCGTTTTCATCCACATACGCAGCGTTTCCTATTGAATCCCGTATCTTGATCGGCGCACCATCGATCACGGACAATAGAGACATTACTGAACCCCATATCCTTTTTCGTGCTTCCCGTAGCGTGGTTGAGGTCATCAGAACCAGCGTATCGCGTGGCTGCGATAGCCACTGGACGATCCCCCACGCGGCCATCGTGTGTGACTTTCCGCTACTGGCTGACCCGCCAACCGCCAGATACTTGTGCTTAATCGCCGCCCGAATCATTTGTTCTGCCCAAGGATGTCTAACCATCATATGCTCTGGCAGTTCTTCCCTATTCCAGAGTTCGTCGCAGATTCGCCAGAAGTAAAACTCCTTGGCCTTGTCGTTCGGGTGGTGCGCGAAACCGTATAACAACGCGGTAAGGAGACTGGTGGGCTGGATCATTAGACCGCCCACGTCCATTTTCTTGGATTGTGGGTCGATGCGCGGCTCTAGAACGCGCTTGCGCTTGTCTGCTTCTGAGGGCATAATTAAGTTGATGTCTGAAAAACCTATAAGAGAGTGCGAGGCCGAAGCCCTGCGCCTTAACAAAGAAGGTTACAGTAATAGCGCGATTGGTCAACACATTGGGGTCCACCGCAATACAATTCGTAAATGGCTGAAGAAGCACGGAGTCGCTCCGAAGGTGAACGGGGACGTGTCAGACGGCAAGGTTCTCGACAACCTGATCCACAATAAAAAAGTCAAAGACGAACACCTGAAACCGGACGACGACAAAGACCAGCTTAAAGAAGATATTGAGGAACACTTTAACGAGACGGTTAGTTCGGCCATTGTAGAAGAACGGTTCCGCGCCTCGAAAGAAGAGGACGTTACCCTTAACGAGATCGCAGAGGCTCAGAACTCACCCGCTGACAAATACCAGCACTACGTAGCCGCAGCCGGAATTAAGTTACTGCGTGACTCGATAAAGACCCTACGTGGTCCGAAGACAATCCGCGAGATGTCTGAACTCGACCAGCTTATCAGACGTAACTTAGGTCTTAACGCGAAGACTGGTGGTGGAGCTAGTAAGATGCAGATCGATATTTCTATCCTGAACAACTCCAAAGCGGACAAAGGAGGAGGGGCGATAAAACAGAAAAAAACGATTGACGCAGAGACTGGAAAAGAGGTTTAATAGCTTCACAATGTTTGAAGATCGTGAACCCGAAGTAGGGGCAAGGTTCATCACCCGAGTAGATGAGGGTGCTGATTTCCGCTTTCCTGTCGATACCGCCGACGGTCTTTGGTATCGAGTGAGACCTTCAACGGCTCGCGAAGTGTTTTACCTGCAATCGTTGCCGAAAGGGATCAGGGTTCTTGTGCCAGCGGAGGGCGACGGCCTACTGATCAGAGGAGATTCAATACCAGTAAAATGAAACCCGAAACCCTATTCCGTCTCCACGAAGAGACGTGCAAGAAAACGCTCGACATCATGCGAGCAAAGAACAGCGACTACTGTGGCGGCACTGAGACCGTAGATGCGCTCGCTAATTTCAAGTCAGCTAAATCGTTAGGACTCCATCCGGTTACCGGACTCCTGTTAAGGATGCAGGATAAACTGATGAGGATTAAATCGTTCGTGAACGATGGTCAGTTGCAGGTAGCTGGCGAGTCGGTCGATGACGCCTGTGAGGATCTTGTGAACTACTCGATTCTTGCGAAGGCTTTGCTCACTGAGGAACGCGAGGAACACTGCGAGACGTGCGACGGGCCTGTGGAAGAGGACTGCGACAATATGTATTGTCCTGAGTATATTCCTACTCAGTTGTAACTCCTAAAATATAATTCGTCATAGGCAGTGGCGACTTTCTTTTAGCATGATCGTCGGAGTAGACAACGGATTGGATGGCGGACTCTGCGCTATATCGAAACACGACGGCAGTCTCATCGATAAAATCCGTATGCCTACTCTCCAGATGTCGAAGAAGAAAGAGATCGACATCCGTAAGGTCCACCAATGGGTAATGGATCTAAACACCTCCTTTATATTTGCGGTCGAGGAACCGCTAGCGCACGCGAAGAGTAGCCAAGCCGTTAGGTCAATGGCGATCTCGTTCGGCAAGCTAGTCGGCATGGCTGAGTCCCACGACTACGGAAATATAATGCGTGTGTCGGTCCACAAGTGGCAGAAGGCCATGCTGGGCAGAGTCCCTAAAGGTAAGACCAAAGAAGTTGCATTGGGGCTAGCGAATGAGTTAGAGCCGTCAGAGAACTGGCTGGCGAACAAACGATGCCGGACCCCGCACGACGGCATGATCGACGCCTACCTTATTGCCCGATATATTTGGGGTGGTAAAAAAAGTTGAAATTTTTCTGGACGTATAGCGGAACTTCAATTATTTGTCTGTTCATAGACAATAAATGAAGACGCTATATCCGAAACAACAAGACGCATTAGACTTCTTCCTAGCGAAGCACAAGCTGGGATCGAACTCACTCGACACTAGCCATGTCGGAACAGGTAAGACAGTAGTGGCTGCTCATTTGGCCAATGCTTTGAATAGACCTGTAGCTGTCTTGTGTCCGAAGGCGGTGATACCGTCATGGGAGCGAGAGCTTAAAGAGACTGGCATCGAGCCGCTATTTGTTCTCAACTACGAGAAGATCAGGACGGGCCGGACGGACTTCATGTCTAAACGCGGCAAGAAGATCATGACGTGGAACTTACCTAAGAACACATTAGTGTTAGTGGACGAGGTTCATAGATGCAAAGGGCCGTATACGCAAAACGCGCAGTTGTTAGTTTCTCTCGTCGCACAAGGCTACTCGATTCATGCGATGAGTGCGACTGCCGCCGAAGACCCTACCGAGATGCGGCCAGTCGGTTACGCGCTGGGTCTGCACAACCTCAACAAAGCGGAGGACGGTGTCAAAAGTTGGTTCGGGTGGATGATGCAATACGGATGTTTACAAAACCAGTGGAACGCGTGGGAGCTTCGGCGTAAGACTAAACTCAGTGACCTTAATAAGGTCATGTATGGTAAGAATGTTAAACGGCTCACAGTTGATGACTTTCCCGATTCCTTTAAAGCGAACCGCGTATTCGTGGAGCCGATTGCGTTTGGCTCTGCTGCCAAGATCGCGAAGGCTTATAAGGATCTAGACATCACTCCTGAGATCATCACGAATCTTCTGGAGAACGGAACCGTTGAGGACAGCGATTGGGTTCTGGTTAACCTACTACGCGCTCGCCAGCTAGCCGAGTCGCTCAAGGCCAAAGACATGGCCGACATGGCGAAAGATCACGTCGAGCAGGGACACAGTGTTGTGCTGTTCGTCAACTTTACGGAGACCGCCCATACACTACAGCTGTTATTGGATTGTCCTGCTATCGTCGGAGGTCAGTCCGCCGAAGGACGGCAACAGATTATCGACGACTTCCAAGACGATAAGGAACACGTCATCGTGGTCAACATCGCCGCTGGCGGAACCGGAATCTCTTTGCACGACATCAACGGTAGTAGGCAACGGATCTCATTGATCTCTCCTACCTTTAACGTCAAGGATCACCTACAGGCATTGGGTCGTATCCACCGCAACGGCGCGAAGAGCGACGCCATCCAGAAGATTTTAGTTGCCAGCGATTCGATAGAGGAACACGTCATGCGTGTTATCGAAGAGAAGTCGGATAACTTAAACACTCTACACCAATAACCAACAACAGATCATGAAGATAAAGAAAAAGAAACTACTGAAATACTTCAAGGAGATGGGAAAAACCTACCAAAAAGAAGCAGAGATTGCTGCTAGGGATGGGGAAGAGTTAAACGCGATTGAAGAAGAAATAATCTCAAGATTCGACAGTCACTGCACCATCAATCAAGTAATTAAATGAATACAGAAAACAAAATTAAAGGTCTCACCAAATACAAGCGAGACATCATCGAAAAAGTCTGCTCACTAATATCAGATGAGTTCTCAATCGAAATAGATGACCTTTTTGAAATATCGAGAGCTTACCAATACTCAGTTCCGAGATCTGTTGCGGCTGCGCTACTGCACAAAAACTTCGGAATCCCGCAACAGACCATCGCGGATTATTTCGGATACGTATCACACAGCAGCGTCCCTCATGCGGTCAGATCGATTGACCGTAAAATCAACACCGACCCTGATTTAAGGTCCATTATCCGAAACATCTTGCAGAGCGTTGCTAAAGAAATTAAACCAACTAAATAGAATTATGAAAAAATTATTCATATTAGCACTATGCGTCACTCCGATTGCCGCAGTATTGTTTAGCTCCGCCTCGCCGGATCTCCCCAAACCTGTCGCGGAAGAAGTCAACGAAGAACCTGAACAAATCAGCGCGTCCGTCCTCCTGTCTAAGTGGCAGTTGGAGAAGATGATGGGTAGTTTTAACAGCGAGGACCATCCGTCGGATATGCGCGTTTTCACTTCTGTAGTCAAAAATTCTGCGGACGGCTGGCGTATCTCATCAACGCATTTGGTGCGTAACCCGAAGAATGTAATCCTACCGACCACAGAGTATCACGTCATTGATTCGTCATACATCGATTTCTCTGGTAACCTCAGAGAGTGTGTGGAGTATGCGAGTTCCTATAAGGGCCACCATGATTATATCGTTGTGCCACTGAAATAAAATTTTGCCGAGAGAGTCCGGCAATGTAGACTTCGCTGACGGGGCAGTGTGACTCTCACCCCGAACCACTAACCAAAATAAAATATGAAAGGAATGATTAAAAAAGCAGCCGGAAAAGAATATAAAGTAAAAGATTTTACCCCTATTCCTATCAGATCTGAGCTTTCCCTGTTTTGCGTGTCTAAACACGCTAAAGGAAGGCAAACTAAGAAAAAGAAAAGTAGAAAAAAGTAACATTATGAGAACACAAACTATAGATGCCCCTATGGCATTCGACGACAGAGGTATGACCTTGAAAGCTTATTTCGCTGGTCAGGCTTTAACCGGAATGCTAGCCCGAGATAACGGCTATGATCCCTCAGATGAGGCTCACCAAGGAGAATTAGCTAGCATATCATGGCTGATAGCAGACGCTATGATCGAAGACCGATACTTCACCCCCGAGGTTAATTATGAGTAACCAACCAGACCACCAAAGCAAAGGAACACTCAAAAAAGAAAACGGAGACACGGCCTTTGATGACACACTTACCGTAGCACGTCGAGATCGACTAAACGAATGTCTACGCACTCTTTCTTCGTGGGTAGACAAGCAGACGCTCGTTGAACACAACCCCGACACAACTCTTGAAATTCTTCAAAGAAAGGTTCAAGAAGTGGTCCACTCCGTAGAGAAGGCGGGATGGAACGCGCTACCAGAACACAAGCAAACATAATTATGAATACACCAGACCATCAAAGTAGGGGCCACGCGGAGTTTTCTCCGTCGAGCCTGAAGTATGTAGCCGCCTGTGCTGGATACCAAGGCCGAGATGGCACGTCACCCGCCGCTGAGATGGGGACTCGTATTCATGAGGCTCTTGAAGTCTTTGATCCTTCCGCGCTCCACACTGAGCAGGAGCATGAGATCTACGAGCAGATTGTTAAGATGGAGCAGGACTTCATGGGGAACTTCGATGAGATCGAGGAAGAGCTTAACGAGATCCAAGTTGAGGTTGCCTTAGACGGCACTGAGACATGGGGAACCTGTGACCGATTCTTGATCCTTAAAGGCAGTGACCGAGCGGTTATGGCTGACTACAAAACCGGAATCAGCATCATTGACCCGCCGGAAAAGAACTGGCAAGCGAAGGCATACACGACCGGAGCGTTCCAGAAGTATCCCGACATCAAGGAGATCGTCTTTGCGTTCTACGTTCCGCAACACAACGCGACGCTGCACCACACGTTTACGCGAGCCGATCTACCTGCTCTGGTCGAAGACCTTAGCCGAGTCATTAAGGCTGGCGAAGAAGTCAGACCTAAGTGGGAGTCAGGCACACCAGAGTTAGAGGAATGCACCCCGACTCAGTATTGCCGATTCTGTAGGCATGAAGATACCTGCCCTGCGTTAGGCGGTCTCGTTATCAGTGTGGCCAAGAAACTCGATACCACGTTACCGGACATCGATCCGACTGACGTTGATAATCCGGCCAGACTCTCTGAGCTATACAACATCGCGAAGATCGTGGAGAACTGGTCGATGTCGATTAAACGTAAAACACTCGACGCCCTCAAAGACGGCGAGCAGCTTGACGGTCTTAAACTCCGCTCGATGGGCAGGACCCGAAAGATCTCCGATAATGCGACTTTTGTAAAAATCGCAAAAAAATATGGAATAGATCTGGACACTCTTCTAGATCAAGTTAACTTCCCCCTCGCCAAGGTTGCTAAGAAAGCAGGAGCCGACAGCAAACAACCTTTCCTCGACGAATGCACAGATGCAGGAATCGTAGAAACATCAGACGAGCGGCACTGTGTCGCGACTCAATAAACCAAACCAACAATAATTGATATTATGGCTAAAACCCAAAAACAAGAAGTCGTTGCTGCTGAGACCAACACTGGTCTTTCCACCAACGTAAGCGGAATCGAAATCGACGTAGAGGACATCGAGATTCCACGTATTAACGTCTGTCAAAAGATGTCTCAGTCCGACGCACCTGTCGGGTCGATTCTCTTCGACAAGACATACGAGATCGCCCCACCGGACACTCCGGTTAAGACGATCACCGTAGCCGCCCAGAAGGGCTGGCGGGAGAACATCCCTTTCGAGGAAGAGGACATCCCCCGCATCGCTTGGTCTAAATCCGAAGCCGACGCCATTGAAGCGGAGTCGGACTGGGACATGACTGAGTTCGCCGAGATCACTCTCCTCATGCGTCAGCCTGAAGGTAGTGAAGAAGGCGATGCGTTCCAGTTGCCCATCGGCGACCACAACTACGCATTGGGCAAGATCAACGTAGGGAAGAACGCATACCGTTCAACCTACAAGCGTCTTGCGACATTCGCTGCTCTACAGTCTGGAGTTCCTATTCATAGCAAAGTGTGGAACTTCGTTTCTGAAGAACTCAGCAAGGGCAAGTATACTTGGTTTAATCCGTCACTCACCGTGACTAAGGAACAAGCCGACGAAGATGTCACCGCCTTTGTTAAAAACTTTCTCGGAGCGTAGTTATGACTGACCAAGAGAAAGAACAAAAAACCCGTGATCTCCTGCTTGAAGAGATCACGATGCTCGACGGCATGATCGCTGAAGTCGAGGATCAACTCTCGCAAGTCGGGAGCAACTTGAGAAAGTTGCGGGTAGTTCGGGAGGCACTCCAGCACGTTACTGGCGAGCAGACCGAATTGGAATTGGACTAGGAATACTAGTAACACTAGTAGGATACAAGCCCACCGCAGAGTTTTGTAGTTTTTTCCTTTGCGGTGGGTTTTTTCTGCTCACAAATAAACTTATATGATTACATACGCATTAGACTTTGAAACCTACTACGACAAGCACTGCTCGATACGTAAGCTCGGCCCGTTAGGTTACTTCTCCCACTACGACTTCGACGCCTATATGGTGAGCGTCGTAGGAGATGACGGCTACGAATGGGTTGGCCACCCCGAAGATTTTGACTGGAACCTGCTTAACGGCAATATCGTTCTGTCCCATAACGCATCATTC